TTAAGATTACCTGAATATTCTTGGGGGTTAAAGTCTGCCATGATTGTCTCCGTATAAATACAATGTAATAATATGTATCTCTATTATTTATATGCGCAGTTAACTAGGAAACAAACTCTTGGCTGAAGAAGTAGATATTGGCAACGTAGGCGGCGACGGTGTAGCTAGTGAAGTTACTCTAGCAAAACTCACTACGGCTATAGAAAATATGGCACGAGCAAGCGGCGTTGATCCTCGTTCAGCAGCAGCAAAATTACAAGAGCAATATAATAAAAGTCTAGGTGAAACTGACGATATTACGCAAAAATATACAGACAGTCTTAAAGATACAAATAAAGAAACTAAGAAGACTACAAATAGGATAAAAAAGTTAGGCCAAGCATCTATGAATGCTGTTGGCGGTTTGTTAGGATCAGTAGCAGGCGGCTTTACAGGTCTAGCTAAAGAATTTGTTAACGGTGGAAATAATCTATCAGACTTTGCACAGCACATTCCAATTGTCGGCGGGTTGCTGGGTGGCTTTGCTGGATACATTGACAACACTGTTTCTACATTTAGAACTCTAAGTGCAACAGGTGCTGCATTTGGCAATGACATGATGGAGACACGTAGAAGTGCTGCTCAAATGGGATTGTCGTTAGATGAGTTTGCTGGACTTATAACTAATAATGCAGGCAACTTAGCAGCATTAGGCGGAAGTGTTACCCTAGGTGCTGAACGCTTTAAAAAGATGAACGACAACATTAAAAAGTCTGGAGACTTTGCTGCTCTTAAAAACATGGGATTTACTGTCGAAGAAGTAAACGAAGGCATGGGAGATTATATTGACCTGCAAAGAAGAATGGGCACTCTGCAAGGAAAGAGTACAGCAGAGCTTGCATCAGGAAGTGCAGATTATCTAAGACAAATTGATTTGCTTGCTAAAGTAACAGGTAAGACTAGAGAAGAAGCAGAAAAAGCACTACGAGAACAAGCTGCTGATGCTGCAATTCGAGGAATGATGAATCAGTTTGAAGAAGGATCTCAAGAACTTGCAAACTTTAGAGCATCATTAGGAATCATAGACGAAGTAGGTGGCGCTGCTGGCGCTGCTATGAAAGATTTATTAGACGGAATGCCTAGTGGTCCTGAAACTGCACAGTTCTTAAATATGATGGGCGATGCAGGTCCTGCTATGCAAAACGCACTTAAACAAATTGGCGATGGCGCTGATCCACAAGTATTACTAGATGCTATGAAATCGGGTGGCGGCGAATTAGAAAAATTTGCAAACATGGATGCCGATGCAAGAGCTCAATATATTGCGTCACTAAGAGATCAACAACCGGCAATGGCAGAGTTTTTAGACACTGCTACAAGAATGGTAGATATTGGCGGAAGAGATTTAGACGCAGCAAAGAAAGAACAAGACGCACGAGATAAAACTACCGATGCATTTACTACGTTTGAAGACGCAATACGTGCCGCACGAGGTATTATACAAGAAGCATTTGTAAACAGTGGCATTTTTGAAGCAGCAGGAACTATGGTAAAAGACTTTTCAACAACCATTGCTGGGATAGTAGAAGACGGAACTCTAGAAGCTACTATGAATAGTTTCTTTGACTCGATAAAAGGCTTTGTTGACAATTTCAAAAAATTCGGATTAGGCACAGCACTATTTGGCGGTGAAGAAGAAATTGATACACCGGATGGTAAAAAGACTGTACAAGTAAAAGGTTTGCTTGGAGATTTGTTTGGCGAAGGTGGAACGATATCAAAAGCATTTGGTGATAGCGGTAATATTGTATTGGAGGGAATTACAGCCGCAGCAAAAGGATTTGCTGATGGTATGTTTGACTTTGAAATCCCTTGGGGTACTTTATTCATAGGCGGATTAGTTGGAATCGGCGCAGCTATTGCCGCACCAGTACTAGCTATTCCTGCAGGCATCGCAGCAGCAGTTGTGGCAGTATTTGGTATAGAATTTATGAAAGATTTGTTCAGTGATGTATGGGCCACTATCACTGGAATATTTTCTATGGACACTGTTTATGCAATCAGTGATTTAACATCGGCAATGTGGACTACTGTAACAGGATGGTTTGGCTTTGGAGAAGGTGAAGCAACGTTTGCAATTAGTCAACTAGCATCAGAAGCTTGGTCTACTGTTAAAGGATGGTTTACATTTGGGGAAGGCGAGTCGTTTAGTATAAGCGAAGTTGGAAAAAGAGTGTGGACTACTGTAACAAGTTGGTTTGGTTTTGGAGAAGGTGAAGCAACATATGCTATCAGTACTTTAATAAGCGAAGCATGGACTAAGATCACAGGATTCTTTGATTTTGGAGAAGAAGGATTTAGTATTTCTGCACTAGCAACAAAAGCATGGGAAACTGTCAAAGGCTTCTTTACATGGCAAGCCGATACTATTGGTTTAGGAATATCAATATTAGCAACAAACGCATGGGAAACTGTCAAAGGCTTCTTTGCATGGGGAGAAGAGGCTACTGGATTTTCAATATCAGGATTGTTAACAACAGCATGGGAAACAGTAACTGGTATGTTTAGCTTTGGTGAGTTAGCAATACCGAGTATATCTAGTATGTTCCAAGGTATAATTGATAAAGTTAAAGGGTTCTTTACGTTTGATTTTGAAATGCCAAACTTTAAACAATATTTGCCAAAATGGTTAGGTGGAGAAGGCAAATCATTTTTTGGCGCTGACAGCAATGAGACAGCAGCAGTAGAAACTCCTGAAGCTCCTGATCCTGCAAGTTTAGATCCGACACAAGCACAAATAGGACTATCAGCACTACAAGAAACACAATCTGTAGTGCAGTCATTTGCTTCAATACCAGATTTACAAAATAATCTTGAAACATTGAAAAAAGGACTTGACATCAACGGCGTTAGAACGTATACTAGTGCTATGGAGTCTTTAGTAGAAGTTCTTGGAAAATTAAATGACGAACTTGCTAAGGATAATAAATTTGGCGCAGGTAAAGGAACCAACGCAGGAGACGTAGTAGCTAAAATGGATTCAATAGGCGGCGGTAGCAGCAACAGTGATCAACTAAACGCTACAATGGGATCGGTATTAGCTGTATTATCTGAAATTAGAGATATTGAATTAGGCGTACAAAGAAATACAAAAAATTTAGCAAATGGTAACATTGCAACAAGCTCAGTAAGTGTATTGCCGGGCTAATGGAGAATTAAATGAGTTGGAAAAAATATTTTACACCTGTACCAACAGGCGATAATCAAAACGGTAGTTATAGTCCGTTTACATCAAAAAATAATGGCAACATGGCAGGACCTGCGCGATCCAACTATTCGAGCTACTTGCCTGACGTTTATGTAGGTTCACCTAACAGAGTTGAACGCTACGGGCAATATAACACAATGGATTTAGACAGTGAAGTTAACGCTGCATTAGATATTCTTGCTGAATTTTGCACACAAAAGAATAAACAAAATAATACACCCTTTATTATTGATTTTAAACAAAAAGCAACTAACTCAGAAATTACTATTGTTCAAAAATATTTACAACAGTGGAACAAGCTACAGAATTTTGAAACAAAGATTTTTAGAATACTACGCAATGTATTCAAAATGGGGGATCAATTCTTCCTACGCGATCCAGAAACAAAACGTTGGTTCCATGTTGATCCTGCAAACGTAACACGTATTATTGTAAACGAATCAGAAGGTAAAGTTCCTGAACAGTATGTAATTAAAAATATTAATTTTAATTTTAAAGACGGTATTGCTACAACACCATATCAAACAAACGGCAACATAACTGGCGGCGGCGGATCACAATATCAACCCACTGGCGGCGCACGTGGCATGGTAGGACAACCTCAGTCTAGCATGAGTGGCAGCAGATTTACAACAGACGATGGGGAAGTTACAGTTGATGCAGAACACGTTGTACATCTTTCATTGTCAGAAGGTTTAGACAACAACTATCCATTTGGTAACAGTTTATTAGAAACAATTTTTAAAGTCTACAAGCAAAAAGAATTGCTTGAAGATGCGATTATTATCTATCGTGTACAACGAGCACCAGAAAGAAGAGTATTCTATGTTGATGTGGGTAACATGCCATCACACCTTGCTATGCAATTTGTAGAACGTGTTAAAACGGAAATACATCAAAGACGTATCCCATCGTCCACAGGCGGAGGCCAAAATGTCATAGACAGTTCATACAATCCCCTGTCAATCAACGAAGATTACTTTTTCCCGCAAACTGCTGAAGGCAGAGGTTCTAAAGTAGAAACACTTCCTGGAGGAACTAACCTAGGAGAAATTGATGACCTTAGATACTTTACAAATAAATTGGTTAGAGGCTTGCGCATTCCTAGCTCATACTTACCCACAGGTGCCGACGATAGTGCAGCGCAGTATAATGATGGCAGAGTGGGCACAGCATATATTCAAGAACTGCGATTCAATACGTATTGCGAACGTTTACAAAACCTAGTAGTTGAAGAATTTGATCAGGAGTTTAAACGTTATTTGTTAGAAAAAGGGATGAATGTTGATGTTGCAATGTTTGATCTTAAATTCCAACCACCGCAGAACTTTGCAGCATATAGACAAAGTGAGATTGATAATGCTCGTGTACCGACATATACACAAATGAGTGCTATACCATATATTTCAAATCGCTTTGCTATGAAACGTTTCTTAGGCATGACAGACGAAGAACTTGCAGAAAACGAACGTTTATGGCGCGAAGAAAACGAAGAGAATTTAGATCCTATTCCAGGTGACGCAAGTGCAGAAATGCGTGATGCTGGAATAACAAGTGCAGGCATCGGCGACGATATGTCTAACCTTGAAGATGAAGTTGATCCTGATGCGGATACAGCTGATGGCGGCACTGATGCAGGACCTGAAACAGCAACAGGACAAGAACTAGGATCTACTACTGCACCCGGAACTGAACAAACGATATAAATAATAATATGATACTACGTGAACTATTTTATTTTGATCCACAAACAGTTGAGCCAGTAGAAGATAAACGCTACGATGCTAACGACGATGAATCCATTGTGGATAAAAAAGATACACGCAAAACACGGTTAAGTCTAAAACAAATTCAAAAAATTCGTAAATCGTCTGAGTTACACAATGAAGAAAAACTAAAAGAACTTGAATTTGTAAAGCAAATGTACGGAATAGCAGCGCAACAACAAGCAGATCTCTAATGTCCCTAGCAGCATTTGTTATCGGCAATGGTGTAAGCCGAAAGCCAATCAATTTAAATCAATTAAAGTCAAAAGGTAAAACATACGGATGTAATGCTCTTTATAGAGAGTATTCTCCTGATTATCTAATTTCAGTTGATGTTAAAATGATTATAGAAATTAATAATGCACGTTATCAACATAGCAACGAAGTATGGACAAATCCTAATAAGTTATATCACCGAATGACTGGATTTAATTTTTTCAAACCAACAAAAGGATGGAGCAGTGGACCTACTGCACTACATTTAGCTTCTATTCATAATAATAATGAAATATACATTCTAGGCTTTGATTATAAAGGTATAGGCAAAGATAATACAGTTAATAATATATACGCCGATACTGACAATTATAAAAAAAGTGATGCACCTGCAACATATTATGGAAATTGGGAGAGACAGACTTATAGTGTCATATTTAACAACCCTGACAAGAGATATATAAGAGTGTTAGGAGAAAACAACTTTATTCCTAGACAATTTACTAAATTAAACAATCTAAAACACATTTCTGATGCAG